TAATTTGGAGGTGCCTTTAAGGTACCCCACCCACCTGCACACCTAGTCAAGCTTACACGCCCGGCTGGGTAGTGTGGTCCTTAGGAAGGCATTGTACAAGTCTGCAGCATTTAACTGCGCGACAGCGTGGGCTGACGGACTCCTTGCCTAAGGGCTCACTTTGAGGTTTTGATACTTCCTAGCACACCCGCTATCCTCTTAACCATGTCTTGTGCGTGTGATAGGAACAACCTTATTGTGAGAAGATCTGGGACCTACTACTGCATCGCTTGCGGTGGTATCCGTCCCTACAAAGCTCCCCGCCCTGATGATTTCTATCATTTTGGGCCAATTACTGCGTACATGGAGCGCCCTATGGCTGCTCTGTATGCAAACATGGGTGAAAATACCTGCCGACTCGAGATGGTCGTGATGATTTGCAACGCCCGCCGTTGCTGGAATGACATCGAGGAAGTGGTCAAGATCATCAAGACCGCGTGCCACATTGAAGGCAATGATTATGCACCCCTGATGAAGATGGTCCCGGACACTCACGCTTTCGTGAAATGCTACGGCCCTGAGCCCGCGGCGCTTGGATTCGTTAGCATGACCCATTGTTCGGTTGATTACTTCCCAGGAGCATGTCTTGCTTTCGTCCCCCGTTTCCAATACCGCGGGGATGCACGCACTTACCTCCCAACCAAATTCGATTTCGGCGCAACCATGATTAACTATGGCAGTTACACAGTCATGCTGAGTGGTGACCACGTCAGCTGGCTGCGCGGGTGCATTGCAACCGAGCCTGCTCCCCAGGAGCTCGTACCATTGTGCAAGGCCGCTGTTGACACTCTCCCGGAACAGTTTCCGGCTCCTAAGAATTGGCTCGCCGCGTCACCTACAGGTAAATCACTTACCGCCAACCTGGAAGGATACCTGAAGTTTGACCACGGCCTTTGTTGGACGCAGCTGTTTTCTGATCCTGAGAATGAGGTCAAAGTGGCTGGTTGCTTTGGATACTTGATGCCCTGGGGCGCGCAAGGTGCATACATCTCGCGCCGACTGCAAATTGACGGCTCTAAGCTCGTCAGGAACCCGGATGGGAAATACGCCCTCTACACCTTGGGCTATGGATCTTGGATCGGCCATGTCGCAACGGCCGACTGGAACCCCCCTGAGAAGTTTGTTTTCAAGGCGCGATTCGACGTCGTGCCTTACAATGAGCCATCACCCTACCCGCTGTACAAGCTACCAAAGACCTTGTGGATCGGCGGGTCGGCCCAATCCCATCCCTATGTTTGCGCCGACTCATCTCCACCACCCGGTTACCGTGACTGGTCCCGCGCCGGCATGTGCTGGGTGAAGCTTTTCCACCCTGACGATCGCGCAAGTGAGGCTCGCCTCGCGATCATAAACTGCCAGATCACCGCCTACGGTGTCACTGGCAGTTACCTGCAGTACCGCCTTATCAAACGAGGGTTGAGTCTTGAGGTGGATGACTATGGCGAATGGTGGATTACTTGTCCAAGGGGTGACCCTCTCCATCGCCATATTCAAGAATTTGAGCCTGAAGACGACAACACCCAAGTCATCGCCCGTGTGTCTGTCGTCCCACTGGGTTGCCGCGCCAATCCTGCTTTCAACCTCGGTTTTGGATTTTACTACGGCCGCCGCTCCAAGAAAGGAGGCGGCAAGAAGGCCAATGCCCTGTCACTGCCTCTCCCACCGGCAGAACCAACCCCAGTCTCTTTCGGCGCACCTGAGGTCGTCACCAGCCCTGATCCCACCCCCGCGGGTGACCAATTCAGCTTTGTCAACGAGGTTGATGCCCCCTCAGGTCGCGAAGAGAAGGTTGAAGCGCTACCAGCGCCACCCAAACCCAAGCCCAGAACTAAACCTGCACTCAAACTCCAACTGACTCCCACGTCGCCGCCTGCAAAGGCAAACGAGACCGGAGAAGCTGTTACTAGTGAGAACAAAAGCAGTGAAGCACCCTCTTGTGTGACGATGGTTACGAGCTCACCCTACGGGGCACTCGTAAAGAAGTGTACAGGTGATCTACAAGTTTCTATATCCTTGGGTAAACTGGAGGCGGTTAAACGCCTCCCTGACGTCCCAGCTGATGGGTCCTGCGGGATCCATGTCTTTGAGCAAATCAACGCGGCCATGAACAACCGCCCCCCTGCATACATCGGGGTGGGCCGCGCTTATGAAGACTVGGCTAGTACCCTTGATGTTGCCGACCTCGCCACCGCCGCCCGCCTCCCCGTGGGTGGTGAGTCATGTGTTCACATGCGCTACARAATAATGTTGCGCGACAGCCACTTCGCAGTGCAAGAGAACCCCAGTGGGTCTCTCGGCTTCTCGCGCCAGTGTGCAAGTTTTGCATGTGACAGCTCGGTCCCGGTCGAGATTGTCAACTCTGACTATGTGGACCTCCGAGGTTGGTATGAACACCACAACGGGGTAACAAATCTCACCAGTTACTTCAAGCTTGGGATCAAGCTGTGCAACCAACTGCTCAAAGAGCCTGGTGCCGTTCCACCGCGCCGGGCAGACGTCCTTAAAGCTGTTTCTGCTTCCATCAACCAGAAGCCAATCAGGTCTCTTGAGCCTGCCGTCAAGCCTTCGGCGCCCACACCTGCTGTGCAACCTACTGCACCCGCACATGACGGCAAGAAGGAACATAATGAGAAGACTCCCCTGTTTTCAGCAGAAGCATCCACCCCTGCTACTGATCAAGCAACACCTGCTGCTTGCGACACAACTCCTGCAGCTCCTCCTGCGGCTGACATTGGGTTAAGTGATGTTGGGAAGCCCAGAGCTCGTCTGCGTGTGGACTGGACCAGTTTTAGGCGCAAGGCTACACAAGCCTGTGCTCATTACTGCCATGTTGCTCGCGGACGTGATTTCTCTCGGTGCTTGCCCTATCTCCTTTCCTTTTGGAACACCACTCGAGCGTCGCTGCACGGTGTTCGTCTTGCTGTTGCTAGCCTTCTTCTACTTGTTGGGCTGTTACTCGCTGTTATGCCTACTATGGTCTTTGTTGTCCCAGCCCTCCTACTCATCTACTGGACTCGCCCTCATTGGGTCTCCTATGCGGGACCTGCTGGCATGGGTGCTATTTATCTTATGTCTCTTCTTCTGGGGCCATCACCCAACGCTTGCTCTACTGATTCTGGACACTGTGATACCGCTCTCCATGCTCTTGCCGCTCGCTTTGCCAATAGACGTGCTGGCCGCCACTCGTTGGGGCCGACTTCCACTCTCTTTGTCCTCTATGAGTACTTTGTGTATATGGAAGCGGATCTTTCTCTTATATCCTCTCTTCTGTGCGTGTTCGACGTTGTTCTGTGTTGTGCTTGGCTCTTGCGTAGACGTTATTGCTGGAGGTGCTTTGCTCCCTGCATCCGCACAGCCCCGTCCGAGGTCGTCCTTCGGACCGTTCCATTGTCTCGTGTTTCGCTTTCTACGCTTCTTGATATTTGTGACAACTGCGCCCGCCCGCCAGTCGACGTCATCAAGATGGCCACCGGTTACAGTGGATGCTACTGCGGCAACCTCCCAACCGTGACCGCTGGCACAAAGCCCATCTCTTACAGCAAGCTTGACCTTAAGAAACTCTCACCCAGGACTGTTATCCCCATTCCGTCAACGCCTGCAGAGGCAGTCAAGGCTATTCATGTGCTCAACGCACGAGGGGTGATGACTCCCCTAGTCCATCTTGTCGAGAAAGTGGATAAGCTGCCCTGCAAGAACCCGTTCTTCCCCTACGACTTAAACAACAAGTCCGTAGTTGCTGTTGACCCTGACACCTACTCCCTGTTTTCTGAACTCGGATTGGACCTCAGCCACCTCGTCATTGGAGAAGGCGACTTCTTCAAGGCTATGGGAGTTAAGCGACCTGCATCAAGTGCAGTGGTGCGCGGTGGAAGCTACCTCGAGTATGTCATAGTCACCGCCTGGATCATCTGCTGGAGCCTTATCGGGAATTTCCTCCAGGTCCCTGTGCCCTGCGGCTATGGGACTCCCAACCCCTTCTGTCGCGGTTCTTTTGTCTATCCCACCACTCACACTCATGGCATCTGTCGCTATGGCTATTGCATGTCTGACCTTGGGGTGTCCCAGCAAGGACTATTTCCCATGCCTACACTCAGCCTTGGTGTTTTCTTTTATGGTGTCCTCATTGTGCTGATCTTGTGTGTTACTCTGGTCCCCATTGATGGCCTCGTTGTGTCCGCACTCCTCGTGCTTCCTCCTTCGAGTTACACCACCCTAATTAGGATTTGTGTCATCCTCCTTGGTTCTAAATTCATGACCTTCCGAAACCTCGGCATTTGCTTGGCCGTTGTCACCCCACTGGACCCTTATGCCTCACTCACTGGAGCCATAATTCTTGCCTGCTGCTATCTTTCCTCAGCGTTCACTGGGTTCGGCGGTCTGGTCACACCCTATGACATTCACAGGTTTTCAGGCAACCCTCGACAGGCGATCGCCCTCGCGAACGCCAAGGAAGGGACTTACCTCGCCGCCGTACGACAGGCTGCGCTCACTGGTAAGCCTGCGTGGTTCATACCCTCCAACTTTGGAGTCATGGTTGAAGGTGCCTTGAGGTCTGGCAAAACACACTTTGCCACCTGCGGCGTAACTGGTTCCAGCACTGGCACTGGAGCAATCTTCAAGCGTGATGGCGAGCAGGTCGTTGTCACCGCGACTCACGTCCTGACCGAAGACAACACCGCCTTTGTCAACCATGGCGGTGTCACCAAGAGTGTCAAATTTAACATCAAGGGTGATTTTGCAATTGGTTCCGTCAACCCACCTTTTCCTGGTGACTTCTTGCCGTACAAACCGACCGCATGCCACGAGGGGCGTGCTTATTGGCTCTGTGCCAACGGTATTGATGTGGGTTATCTTTCACCAAAGGGAGCTGTTGTTTTCACTGGACCTGGAGATTCTGGATCTGCAATCATCAACGCATCTGGCGAGTTCCTTGGGGTCCACACTGGTTCTGACACCAAAGGATGTGGCGCCTACACGACACCCAGCGGCGACACCGTCGTTGGTACACTCAAACTGTCTGTTCTGGCGCGACATTACGAAGGTAACTTGGTTCCGGTGGAGACTGTGCCAAACAACGTCGAGTGCGACGTCAACACGATCCCACAGCCTCTCGCCGACATTCTTCGGAATGCTGTCCGTCTGCAGGGTGGGCTCAACACGATCCAGCTCTTTGTCACCGCTCTGGTCCTATGGCAGATTTTCACCACACCCCGCAACATGCCTTGGGTAGTTCTTTTCTTCCTCCTCAATGAATTGCTCCCTAAATGCTTTGTCCGCGGCATCTACAACTATGTCCTCTTTTTGCTAAGTTGTTTTACTCCCCTCTCTATGAAAATTCTGTTCATCCGACTGCTTACAGCTGCTCTGAACCGCAACCTCGGTGCCCTCTTGGTACACGCTGCAGTCGCCTGCATCACTGTTGCTGCTGACTTCTTGCTGGTCAATGACTTTCGCCTCGCTCTTGACCGTAGTTCTTTCTATCTGGTGCCTCACACCACTGAGCCATTGCCCACCGCACTCGTTGGTGCAGGTGTTATCATTCTCTCTATTGTTCTAGAAATCTCTGGCCGCCCTGGCCTTGGTAATTTGATTTCCTGCAATGGCGCTTTTGACCCTGCGTTCTTCATGCGCTACGTGAATGAAGGGCTGAGAGAGGGAGTCGGCTCTCGGATAGGAGTCGAAGGATTGACTGCAGCCCTTGCTAAGACTTTCACCACTGAAGAGCTCAATTTTCTCAACGCTGCCGCTCCTTGCAAAAGCTTCACATGCGCATCCAACCTTGCCTCCACCATTGATCAATACATCAAGTCAGCTGAAGTGAAAAATTTGCGAGCTGCCTTGTCTGCAGTTTCCGAGCTGTCGGCCGGCAATACGGCACTTGCCCGCCTGGATAGCTTTGTCACGGGACAAGCAGTTCAGCTGTCACCTGGAGATGTGGTTGTGCACCTTGGATTAGCAGGTACCGACGCTTTTGAGACCTATGTCGGCGGTAAAGGTTACCTCGCTACCCCTATCCAAACATCCAAGGTTGCTGGCACAAAATGCACACTTTGCAAAATTCTTGGCCCCCTGGAGTCTGCTGTCCTGTCTGATGGCAAATACCTTCTCGTCAACGGCAAGCGCCTCGCTGACGCACCAGTAACCAAGCTCGAGTGCGACGGTACCAAAGCAGCCGTCGAGCGCCGAGACAAAGAGGCTAGACTCGCCGAGTCTGAGAAGGTAGATGTTCTGAAGATAGGCGGAAAGCAGTATGCCAAAATGTGGGATAAAGTAACTGGGGATATCTACTATGTGGAAGAAGGATTGCCACCTGTTGAGAAGGACGAAGCAATAAAAGCTCTTTGCCTCGACTGTTCTCTTACTGACAAAGACATCACCAAGCTCAATGCCCTGATCCAACGCCTGCAGGGCCTCTCTCGGGAAGAGGCTTTAAACTCCTAACCACCTCTGGCGGCACCAGTGACGACAGGGGTGGCTTAGTGATCACACTGGCATATTCCAAGTTCATAACTCACCACCAAAACACGCGTGCTTTTGGGACCATTGACTTCAAGATTGTGACCTCGGCTGAGGCCACCAGGACTGTCCGGCTGGACACCCACGGTTCTTTGGTTGTTGCCCACCTGCGTGATGACCACTGCGTCCTCCTACGTAAACACCCACCCAGCCTCATCGACGTGATCACGAAAGGCCTTGACGCTGAGCGACAAGCTGCTCTCCATGGACCTGGTGACACCGGCATTGACGGCACCCTGTGGGATTACGAAGGACCCGCTTCCAAGCGAGAACTGTTCTTAACTGAGCAGATTCTGCACGCATGTGCGATCCGCAGAGGTGACGCTCCCAACTGCTTGCCATACAAGTTGCACCCGGTGCGCGGCGACCCTTATCGTGAGGGTGGCATTCTTCGGAACACGCGCTTCGGAGATATCTCAGCCAAAATCGCGGCTGACGGTGAGCCTTGGCTTCTTACGGCGACCTTGAACAAGAACGGTACGCCTGTGTTCAGTGATGGAAAGCTGGTCGGGACGACAACACCCGTCGGCTGTGAAGTTTACATTCCAACCATTCCCGAGGCTGTGCTAAACTACCTTGATGAGAGACCAGATATGCCCACATACTACACTGCCCACGGCACTGAGAGTGCCGCATTGGATGATCTCGCAAAATTCAATTTGTCCACTCAAGGTTTCTTTCTCCCCGCTGTGTTTAGCATTGTTAGAGACTATATCTTGGCTGAAGTTGGTTACTCCCCATCCATCTTTCCACCCAGCACCATTCCCTCGAATGACTCACACGCTGGCATCAATGGGATCATGTTTAACACCAAGCTCTACCAGTCCATCCCGGGCATTGATACTTTGGTGGAAAGGATGATTGAGGAGAAATGGCAAAGCGTTACACCCGTGACGCTCAAGAAGCAGTACTGCTCCAAGCCCAAGACGCGCACCATCCTGGGAACCAACGGCCTTATCGCCCTTGGTCTGCGCTCTGTGTTGTCTGGAGTGACCAAAAACTTTCAGCTCGCTGGCAAAGGCCCCATCTGCCTTGGCAAATCCAAATTCAGCCCACTGGATAGGGAAATCACTGGGGCTTGTCTTGAGACCGATCTCGCTTCGTGCGACAGATCTACGCCAGCCATAGTTAGGTTCTTTGCTACCCATCTTCTCTTTGAGCTCGCTCGCCGACCTGACTGTATTCCTTTGTATGTCCTCAACTGTTGCCATGATCTACTTGTGAGTCAGACGACCGCCTGCACTAAACGCGGCGGTCTCTCTTCTGGTGATCCTTGTACCTCCATTGCTAACACCATCTATTCTCTGGTCCTTTACACCCAGCATATGATTCTGTCTACTTTCCGCAACGGACACCCTCTGTCCAACAAGTTCCTGGACGGTAAGCTCACTCTTTATGACCTCATTGCTGTTCAGGATTTCATCGTCTACTCAGACGATCTGGTGCTGCTCAATGAACCTGATGACTTTCCAAATTTCAGATACTGGGTCCCTCACCTGGAGCTTGCGCTCGGTTTCAAGGTTGACCCCAAGAAGACCGTGATCACCAATGACCCTGGCTTCCTAGGCTGTCGGCTGCGCAATCGCTACCTCGTGTCACAACGCGAGAGAGTTCTAGCAGCCGTTGGGTACCACATGCACGCAAAGACGCCTAAGGAATATTTTGAAGCTGTCGTCGCGATCCTCAGCGACGCCTCTGCATTGTCCTTCTTTGACGAGGAGTGGTTTTCAGAGCTTGTGCAAGGACTTTCTAAGGCAGCTGTGGAGACTGGGTTTGCAATCCCCGGTGTCCCCTATTACAGAGACTTCTTTACCAGGGTCTCAGGCTATCAACCTGAGAAAATGTCGCTCGAGTGCGGCATCTGCGGCGTCAAGGCCGAGACTGTAGCTTCCTGTGGACTTGCTCTTTGTCCTTTCTGTGCTCACGGGCATACGCACTGCCCGGTCCCCTCACCCTTCTGCAACCACAACGTGGGTGAGAGCTTGTGTAGCATGTGCGACCTTCCTGTTAAGTGTCGCAACACCGATTTTGACAAACTGTTGGAAGAGTGTCCTTATGAACCCCCTCAGATGGTCACGGTGGTCGTCACCAACGGCATCGCCGACTGCACACCGGGGCGGTATGTCTATCACAAACACCACTACATGATCAAGAAACAACGTGAGGGGTGTGTTTTGGACTTTCCCGACGGCAAGTACATCATGAAAAGGCTAAGTGGCTCCTGCGCTGGCATCAATATCAAGAAGGCTGAAATGAATGCCGCGCGCTCCACCTTCGTGGTCGGACCTCCTGGAGCTGGTAAGACTACCTACATTGCCAACAACGTCGGGCCGGAAGATGTCATCTACTGTCCAACTCATGCTACATTACAGGGCCTTTCAAAAGCGCTGCCCGCCTGCCGCTTTGTCATTCCTAGCGGCGCTGACGTCGAGCTCTACGGAACTCCGTCAGACTATGGCCCAGTCTTGGTGCTCCTGGCCGCTGGTTACCATCCCGGCGCCAAGCATTACCTAGATGAGGCTTGCTATGCTAACCCCCTGGATTTTCTCAAGCTTCTAACCAAGACTCCACTGACCTGTGTAGGTGACCCTAAGCAACTTCCACCTGTCAAGTATGACTCCATTGTCTACCTCTTCAATCTCATGAAGCGTATGCAGTTGTCCACCATCTATCGCTTTGCTCAGAATATCTGTGACATTATTTCTGGAGAGTATGATGAGCCTCTGAAGTCTGCCGCCACTCACACTACGGCAGTAATCTTTCAAAAGACATTTCAACCCAGAGGCCTGGTCCTGACCCCTTACCACAAGGATAGGATTGGTGACGCCATCACAATCGATTCGGCTCAAGGTGTCACCAAAGATGTTGTAACATTGTACCTGCCCTCGCCCAAATCACTCACGAGACCGAGGGCATTGGTGGGTATCACACGTGCACGCCGCGCGCTGTACATCTTTGACCCACACCATCAACTGGACCAGTTCTTCAAGATTACACCAACCGACCTTCCAAACAAACCACATGCAGTTGTTGTCGATGGGCAAGCCAGGGTTATAATGGGCAATGCCATGCATCCAGCAGAGCAATTTCCGGGCATGAGCGTCTCAGCACGACCACGCACTGCCGCGGAAAAGAAGGTTTTAGAGGAGACCAACTTGCTCATCGACTATGAATCAGGCACCATCAGTCCACTTCCCCAGGTCGCACGTAATCTAGGCTACTACTACTCCCCTGATCTGCCTAACTTCTTCCCTATTCCAGAAAAGCTTTGTGTTCATTGGCCAGTTGTCACTAACAAGAACAACCCTGACTGGCCCAACCGCCTAGTAGTCTCTCTTTCTTCCTTGTGTTCGCAGTCCCTTGGCGCTGAATGTGCCGGCTACTATGTTGGCCAAAGCCTTTTCATCGGCACCCCCAAGGTAACCTCCTACTACCTCACAAGGTATGTTGACAACAAACCTCAGGCAATTGAGCCCTCCCTCTTCTCCACGGGACGCATTGCCCTTGACTGCAGAAATTATCTTAGTAAGGAGGAGCGTGAGTTTGCTCTTAAGCACGCCCACGCATTCATTGGAGAAGTAAAGGGCCAAACGGTTGGTGGATGCCATCACATCACTTCTTGTTACCTTCCGCCGGAAATTCCTTCTGGCGACGTGGTCAAGATCGGCGTATCTGCACCCGGTCGAGCGAAGAAGGCACTCTGCACCCTCACGGATGTCTACTTACCGCTCCTGGAGCAATATGCCAACCCACCTACCGCTTCCAAATGTTATTCAGTAAGTGTTGACTGTCGCCCCGTGCGACTCATGGTTTGGAAGGATGCTACCATGTACTTCCAAGAGGCTTCGAACTACGATGCGTTGGTCCAGTATGCTAATGAGTTTGTAGGTATTGCACCCAGCACCCCGGTTTACATTGCTCCTGAGCTGATGCCTGCCCTCGCCAATCGGCGAATCACCACAAAAGAGGCGGACGCGGCTCCAGTTGCGATTACTCCGTGGTCTGTGAATGCTGACCTCCTCATAACACTGTCTGACCCCTTCGAGATGCCTCATGGCTACCGGCCGGTAGCTGCTGCTCTCTACTTCAGAGACACCATCCTTGGTCAACACTCCACGCATGTGTTTGCCTACCTCAGAGATCCTGGCTATACGCCAACTGGCACATATCCTCCTGAGGTGGCTGCGGTGTTTAGCGCATGCTCCAAATTCAGATCGAAAGACACTAAATTTAACCTGAGGTTCAATTCCCCGGTATGTATGTGCCCTTGGGACTTTTCTTGTTACTCTGCCAAGCTCTGTCCCCACAACTGCTCTTAGTGTCTGCCTTCAACTTTCTACAGCTTAATCCTACCTACACTTGGGTACGCGGTGATACTCGCACGCTTCACCGCTACTTTAAGGATGCCATTACCCACTGCGAGCGCAAGCTTGCCCCATGGCTTCAACATCCCTTCGGTGTCATCAATTCCAACAAACTCCATGCTGCCTACGTAGATTGGCTTCGGCGGGTCTACGGTGGCATTGACGTCACCATCTACCTGATGGACAATGGCGTCCAGTTTCCTTACGCGTACACCTCGCGTGATTGTCACCGCGACGGGAGTCTCGTGCTCGAAACCCCTGCTCGAGACATCAAACCTCTCATCAGTGATGCCTTCTTCTTTTATGGATTGATGGAACATGAGGTCTGTACCAAAGCTGCCGCCGTGCTACTCCACCTGCACACGCAACAGCGTTCAACCTTTAACATCACTGGTGATCGAGTTGAAATTGCCATCAAACCACATTCTATGTCATGGTACCAAGTGGGCTTCTACATGCGTGTCTATCATGCATCATCCTTCAGTGTGTGTGTTGCTCCGCTCACTCTAACAATAGTTCTACTTCTGAAGTTTCCACGCCTACGTGCTTTAGCTTTCCCCGAGCTAACTTTTCAGTTCATTTGCACTGGGAAGCACTAGTGTGCAAAGCGGATGGTCACAACGAACTGCTCGCTGGTTATCAGTCAGCATCTACGGGTGGGTGCTCCAGCATCTACTCCGGCACTGGGTTCGCCCTCGAGCGAAAAGTTCTCCAGTACCCTCACAACATCACTGCTGACTTTGACCTCAACAACACACTTGACCAGTCCCATGCGCATGTTTCTGCCCTTCTCACTGCTGTGCTTGCCTATGACCCCATGGCTTTCGGGTTGGACCCTAACTACACCCGGTCCTTCAATGTCACCAGTAACTCTACCATCTATACCTTTTGTGTTAATGGTACTGTGCATCTTCCTAACATGACCCTTGGCAGTTACTACTTCTTTAATCCATCAACATGGGACCTCTATATCTTGGAGTTGTTTCGGCCCTTTGTCTTGTCGCTGTTGGTTCTCAGCATCGCATTTGCATGATCTGTACCTCACATAACATCACCCAGTTTCACACTGGGTATCACCAGACCCCTCCACCAAAACGTCAAGGGGCTAGTGGCTACACGCCGCCAGATTTTGCTCAGGTGCTTGGGTATGGGGAAACCTGTTCCGACAACCAGATCCTAGGTCATATCCTATCTGCACAGGAGGAAACAACAGGGACACTCAAAGGCCTTGACGACGCCTTCACGCTCCTGAGCTTCGCACGCTGCCTTGTGCGTGCATTGGAATACCACCAGCAGAACATCAGTCACCGCTTCTTCATGGCTAATAACACACTCCAACTTTGTGCCAACCTTACTCTTGCTGTAGATCATTTAACCATTTCTACACCCTGGTTCATTTCGCCTGGCGCTATCCGCTGGGCCACTATCATCTGTTCTATTGTTGCAGTTCTTCGAGCTCTCTATGGGTAATGTTATAGCTTCCATCACCGCCGCGTTCAATCATGCCATCCATGAACTTATTGTTTCTATCTTTGACCTGCTTATCTATCTGGCTATCATTGTTTGCGCCCTCATCATCGGACGCATTATTGGATTCGCATTACGCGGCCTTTTCAAATGTATCCCAAGACCTTCAATCACTGCAACCTCAAGCGGCCTGCGCGCTCATTTCTCACCTGTGTCAACCAAATATCATGCCCTTCCATAGCTTGGGCATCACAGCTCGTGACGCTGTTATGAGCTGGTTCCACAACCAGCATGCCAAAATGCTGGGCACGGCAGTACTCCAGGTGAAAGGTATTCGTGCTACCTTTAGTTATCAAGAGCATTGCGTGCGTCTGCCCACGACGCTCGTCAAAGAAGCCGCCCTCAAAGAACCAATTGGCGTTAGATCCCACGCGACTATTGTTTGTCATCAATTTGCTATGGTTGCTTGTCGCGTGTACCAAAACAAAACCACTCAATGGGATACCTCTCAAGCTTTTCACTACTATCATTCTCTCAATTTTTGTGTTGTGTGTTCAGCTTTTGTTTTGAGCTCCCCAATCCTGATATTCATGTACAAATTTATCTGAACTATACCACCTGCCACATGCAAGGCCGGATCCAAGCAGGTCCATCCGCCCTCGGCGCTTGTTCCACTTTCAAACACGATCAATTCACCGGCCAATTTGAGCCCCTGAACCTGAACTATTCCACCGCAGCTCCTGTTGGCGCCCTTGTGCTCGGGCTCCAACTCTTTGGTCACAGGCACCAATGCACTTTCAATGGTTCATATTACTGCTGCAAACAACCCTTCAACTCGCCATCGCCACTTCAACACCATCTCCCAGTCCTTCCACACCTAATTTTACTGGGGGCAGTGGCGGTGACACACGGCATGCTGTCTGCGTGCCTTGTTCAGGGACGTCGCTTCACAACCAAACTGGATTGAGCTTCTCTCGCAACGAGTCAGTGTTCTCCGGTGGTTGCGCGACCCATATTTATGCAGGTGTGTCCAAATTCTCTGAGAGACTTGAAGCTTCTACTAACGCCTTCTCTGTTCTGCACTTGCTCGAATGCATTACAGAGTCGCTCACGGTCAACGGTACTTTTTTCTGTCGCAACAATAGTCAAGCCGTTCCGTGCTCTGAAACAAATCTCACTGTGATAGCCTTCTGCCATAATCATAGTACCTATCATCTAGTAGATTCTCCCCATCCTCTTGCGGCAATTGAGTGGGCCGCGGCTATCTACTCAGCTATCACGCTAACAGGCACAATAATCTTACTTAATGTTTAAAGAATTGGGCCTGTTGGTTGACTTATGGCTTTACCATGTTGTCTGCATCTTTGCTATGCTCTGTTTGTGCTACGCTGCTCATCGTGTCTGTTCAAGCAACCAACAGCACGAACTCGCTATTCTCAAGTCCAAGCGAGTTCATCTTGGCACTACAGAAACAACTAATCTCTGACAGCTATGTTGTAAATATCTCAATTTGTGGAGCTCTTGACATCCAAAATAACACTCATTGGTTCCAATCGCTCAACGATTGCAATTGCACTACTAACACAAATGACACAAGCAAAGCAAATCATTCATACCGTTGTGCCTCTATTGCTTGTCAAGTTCACAACTACACCGGCACTTGGGTGAACCACACTCGGGTCGCCCTTGAGACATATTTGGCTGTCCCCTTAGCAACATATTATCTTAGCTTCTTTGCAGCAACAACTGCAGCCTTTCTGGATTTCCTGTTCTGGTTAGGGCTCAGTCTAACAGCAGCACATTTTACCTCCCCAGCATTCATCCTCTACGCCCCACTGGCGTTACTCTTCCTAATACTGTTCCTCAAGCGGTTCATCATCAACTGCCTGGCACTCCGGTACGCTTGGACACGGCATACCAATTTCATCATCGACCAATCAGGAAGGCTATTCGTCAACCACGACGATTGCCTGGTCGAGAGGAACGGAAAAGCAGTTCTAGGAAGGGAAGAAGTGAAAGTTGGCAAAGTTATCCTCAACGGTCGCCTTGCACACGGCATCAAATCAGCACACGTTGAGGAGTGGGGATGGTAAGTAAAATTTGCACTGACCCCGGGTACACTACCCTGGCATTTACAATGGCACCTATCCTGATTACATTGCTTAGACTGTTTAGACCATCGCTCCGTGGCTTCTTCACACTAATTGCAATTGCCTGCCTTGCTTATGCCGCCACCGCTTTTAATGAGCACTCCTTTGCAACAGTCTTCACCATTGCAGCCTCCATTCTCACGCTACTCTGGAAATTGATTACTTGGTGCATCATTCGCTGTCGTTTGTGTCGTTTAGGACCCCGATACATCACAGCACCTTCGTCATTCATTGAGTCCACATCGGGCACGCATGCGATCAACGCCGGGAGCACGGCAGTTGTGAGTCGCCGTCAGGGCTTCACCCTAGCACAAGGAAGCTTGGTCCCTGACGTGAAAAAGATGGTATTGAATGGCAAGGTAGCAGCCAGGAAGGGCTTGGTAACCCTTCGGAGGTATGGCTGGAAAACAAGATAGACAGCCCCGGAAACCTCGGAGAAACGCGGCTCGCAACACCAACAGCAGCCGCAAGCGCAATCCACAGCAAACGCAACATAGGAAGCCAGCCAACACGCTTCCGAGCTACGTATTTGCAGCACCTGATGATTTAAGAATGAAACTATCCGTGACCAACTCTCAGCTGATCTTCAGACTCATCAGCGACCTCTACCACCATGGCGGAGGCAATCTCACCTACGAGAATGGTTACGTGTCGTTCCAAGCTGCCGTAGCTCCTTATGGAGGTTTGCGAAATGCGCTAGAAAAACTCCAGGGGCCCTCTTAAAGATTCAACATAATAGTTCCAGGTAGCTGGTTACCCATGCATGAGAATCGGAGTGAAAGTCAAGTCCCATGCATTGGTGAATTAAAAAAAAAAAAAAAAAAAAAAAAAAAA